GCAAATACCAAAACCTGGTGATAGCCGTCTCGCTCGATAATAGCCCTATCTTCACTCGGATTCGGAGATTTAGAAAGAAGTTTCCGCATCCCTTCCTCGCTTACGCGGGGTAACGAGTAAAGTAGGGCATCGTAAACCATCCCAAAAGTTTTTTCGCATCGATCCCATTCGTGATCGATCATTAGGGGACAGCCAGGATAGCTCGCTACCATCGTCGTCAAAGCTGTTTCATCCCAAGCCATAAGCGAGCCGTGAATTAGGTTATTGCTGGCCATCATCGGGAATCGTAAAAGCTCTGATGCTTCCCACGGATCGGCTCCCATCGGACAATAGGCGTTAATTGCCGTCAGTTCCTCGGCTGTCGGCTCGCGCGTTTCTAGTAATTTTTCAAAATCCGAGTGAGTTAGTAGCATGGCTATAAAAAATCCTAATAACAATTCTAGCTGTAAAACAGAAATTTATGGTAAGATAAAAGCGATAAATACAAATATAAATCAAAAATTTGTTCCAGTTGCTCTAGCATCAGTTGCGAGGTTGTCTCCTGCCTCGTTTTTTCTTGTCTATAGCCAACCCCAGCTTGAGCCAGCAAGTAGGTTTGTTGTCGGGCGCGTGCGAGAATTGGAAAATTCAAAATAACATCCACAGTTGTCCCGACAAGAACAGCGATCCGTAGGACGGGGGAGGGTTCCAATTGGTTGCCATCCCGCCGCTTCGTACACGATGCACTCGCGGCAGGATTCGGTTTTTGTTCTAATTCGCCGCTCCCATCGGTTGACCAAAGCGTTTCCCCGGCGATTCCCCTCCTCGAAAGCTTCACGGGCTTTGGCAATGTAACGTTTTGAGCGGTTTAAGATTTGTTTTTCTGTTTGAGTTCCAAGAATAATATCCCGGCTAAACTTTCGGAGTCTAGCGTACTGTGAGCGAAGGATTGCCCCGATTCTGCCGTAATCGGATTGGGTCATATCTGGCTTTCCGATTCGGTATAGCTGGATCGTTAAAATTTTGATTTCCTCGCTCATTCGAGATTCCCATTCTCGAACGGTGATTCGCTCGGAAAGCATATCCCGTGTAAGCCGATTAGTCCGATTAATCCTTTCGTTGATCGCTGTAGCGACAAGTTCACGAACGCGAGCGGCCGAGATAAACTTCTTAGTCCGGTTATCGTGATAGCGTCGGGTTTGGGGATTAAACGAAAAATCGGTCATCGTAAGCTAAAGAAACGTAGGAAACTCAATCCAGACATCGACTGCCATTTTCGCAAACAGAAGTGCAAAAAACCATGCGGCGGCAAGGCAAGCCAGTACAAACCCGACACCTATGCCCGTTAAAACAATTGAAGATAATATTTTAAGGAGTAGCAACATCGATTATCCTCCTAGTTAACACTGGAAAAATCGGCCATCAATTTTCTATTTCTGGCTCAAGAAAGTTTTTAAAATCAGGATCGGGAGGCTTTTTTTTCCAGTCCGAGATCGCTAGATTTATGTCCTCAGAATTTACGGTTGCTTTTGACAATAAGCGTGTTACTGGATCGAGAGCTTTTTCTTTTGGATTAAATTTACTTCGCATGATTCACTCAATACAAAGGTCTTCGGGATGGACGGGGCGATGAAAAGCATATCCTTGAAAATATTCTAATCCTAAACTGCTGCCTGATAATACGGGCAAACGTCTCCCTCGTATAATGCGTCAAGTAGTTCTTCTAGGCTTCTTTTCACTGTTTTCCTCTTGTGATTTGTTATTACTTTTTAGCGTACTTTCTTCTGCGGCGGTGTCTTCGGTTTCGTCGCCCGTCATGCCATCAATCGATTCTGACCATTTTGGCCAGAGAATACGATACTTGTTTTGGGCGTTTTCAAAATACCAATCATAGCTTTTTCTTAGCACTAGCTCCGTGTCGATCACCTGTTTAATCGCACCTGTCAGCAACTGACACCACCCGTAGCGCATCCGGGAGTAACGGCGGTCAGGCGATCTTGATAACTCTTTGGTTCCCCCCTTTGATTCGAGTCCGGGGAAAAAATATGAAGGAAAGCCTGGAATAATTAGCTTGTACCGACACTGTAAAACATTGTCAATTAATCCTGAAAGATCGGGATTAAGGTTTGCCATTTTGCGAATGTCGTATTCTTTGCTAGTTAAAACAAAATCGGTGATTGCCCCCGATTGTCGCCGTAGCTGTATTTCTTGTTCAAATTTTCGCTTGTTTTCCTCGCTCATGCTAGGAAAAATAAACAAGGTTGGATCGCTTGCAATGTCATCGGCTTTTTTTTGGAGGTTGTCGGTTGCTCGTTTTACGTCTGCCCACGCATCAAGAGATGTACACCAGAGGGAACGGCCATAAAGATAATTGGGAGAATGCCGGAGATGAATCAGTTTTTCTGGCTCAAAAAAATAATCGGGATCGGAGTGCGATAAATATTTTCTCTGCTCGAATCCTAGCAGTTCGCCTTGATCGCTCTCTTTTCGGAACATCTCGAATGTAGGCAGATATAAGCTTTTGCTTACTCCAAAATCCTTGCTTTTGTTTGGGGATAGTCCCTCTCGTTCGATACCTAGCTCGATGAAGCAATCGCCTTTCCCTAATGTCCACCGCAGAGCTTTTTTAAGCGTGTCACCGCCAATCACATAGGAATCTAGTGATTGTTTCCTTTGACGTAATTCTTCGGCAATTGCGAAAACTTCGGCGTTTACTGGCGTTTCTTCGTCATCGAGCGTATCGGCAATTGACCATCCCTGATCGTCCCCGTCGTTGCTGGCGAAAGTATCGTCAGCGGCCATTTCGAGGGAATGAAAAACTTCATAGCACCATTGGTTAAGCTCGATTAGCTCGCGGGAAATCCGTGGGTCTCGAATCGGATTTTCCTCGATTTCTAAGTCGTATCGCCGCGTCATCGATAAAATTCCCGATGTTGCAAGCGATCGCTGTGACCCTCTCAGCGATCCGTCTTGTTTTTTGTCCTTTTTTTTCTTTCCTTTGGCCATCGGGAGTTACAATTCTTTCCCTATTCTAAAGGAAAAAGACGACTTTGTTAGCTGTCTTTCTTGAAACATCACGAAAGGAAAGTTTTAAAATTCTTGCCACTCTATCACTCTCTCTGACAGATCACCGGACTCTTGCCAGATAATACTAGGCTTATCGTCGGGATCGTCATCGTCGAGAATTTCGTCGGGATCACCTTCGTTGCTAGGAACTTCGTATAGTCTCCCAAAACATTCTACAATATTACTAGAATAGCTGGGACGGTTTCTGACAGCAATCTCGACGGGAACAATTTCTGAGGGGAGTAACCAAAGGTTTTCTGGTTCGGGACACTGAAAATCTACTGATAAGTATGGCCCATCAGGAATAATTTCCACGATCCGACCTGCTCCGCGATCAATATATTCTTTAAGAATATCTGAATTAATTTTGACAAATTCTCCTACACTAAACATCATCTTGCTCCTCTGGTTGATTTAAAATTGCTTTTTCTCTCTCGATAGATTCGGCGGTGAAAAATAGCTCATCGACAAGCCGATCCATTAAAATTTCGGCTACAGAACGGGAGATTCGTAGTTTTGCCAACGCCTCACTAATTTCAACGACATATTGATCGTTTTGAGCAAAACACTCATTTTTTGTAATCGAAACAATTAAACAGCAATTTACAAAAACCTTGTTGCCGTCAATATCTTCGATGATTAATGGTCTGTATCCTTTGTTCATGGCTTTACATTGTAATAGTTTGGTTAATTGAATAGACTCGCTATCGGTGGATTTGTGAATAGCTACTCCTTTTTTGAGTCTGCAAAGGAGTGTAAGGATTCCGATATTTCCTTTAAATATCGGTTCATTTCTTTTTGTTCTGCAACTAATTCCTGAAGGAGATTAATTAGTTGATTGAGTTCAGATAATAATTCTCTTTCGTTCATACGAAACAACTCCAAAAAACTTGATTAATTAAATCATACACAAGCTTTCTGGAATTGTCAAGTAGATTGGGAGAATAAATTTAGATAAATCGTAAAGCTCTCTGGTAGTACCGTTCTCTGTCTGCAAGCCCGTTGTATCCCCCGTTCACTCGTCGGGTAACTTGCCGAACAGTTGCGCCCCGATCAATTAAAGCATTCATATTGTTGTTGTGCCACCAAAATCCACTAGGTAAAAATAGATAATTTTTGGAGACATATTGCCAGCCTTCCATAACTCTTTGATCGCCGATAAAGTTGGCAAAAGCTTGATAGTTAGCACGTCCAGTCATTTGCAAAGCGTCCACGCCTTTAAACCGCGGTCCATCGCCTGGAAAAACATTCCCCAAATCCTGCCGCCCCTCGTAAGCGGCTCCTGATGCCAGTTCAACCATCCATCTTAAACCGCCGCTTTCGTGGGCAATTTGAGCAAGAAAATGACGAACACGGGGGATGGTGGTTATATCGAATCGTTTGAGACAGCGATCAAGGGACTGGAATTGATGATCGGTTATCGCTCTCTCAAAAATCGCTTCGCACTGGTCTTTTCTGACGACAGGAGACTCTATTCCCGTTCCATCAAAATGCCCTTGAAACGCGTACCAGTTATAGCGTCCATCTATCGGGGGATGGACTTCTATTAGGTAGTGATTTCCTTTCCGCTTTAGCCATTTATAAATTACTTTTTGTCCTTTGGCAATCGGAACAGATTTAAAATCTGGGGGTAGATTCGGGCTAGAGGAGTCGAGCGGGTGGGTTTTAAGGAGTGTGTTTTGAGTGGCGAGTAGGCTATTCATTTTAGGCTTCGATAGTTTCTGTTAAGGATTTAAAACAGGTAAATATTTTTATTTGCTGTTGTCGAATTTCCATTAAATGACAATCTTGGGATTCTTGCCGTGATCGTAGTTCGCTAAACTGATGCTCATAACTAGGCAAAACCAGATCGGCTACCTGTTGTTTCGTTTCGACAACCGCCATTCGTTCAGTTAATCCCGTGATTTTTTCGCTCAAGTTTTTGACCGAATTATCGAGATTCTTCACACTTTCATCGAGTTTTGACATCATTTTTTCAAGCCTACTGGATTGGGTATCGCTAAACTCTGTAGCCTTTTCAAGGTTAATACGATCCAATTCTTCTGCCTGTGATTTAGATTTGATCAACAAATACGATATGATGATCGAGCTTGTTGCCAGCACAACACTAAATATAACGCCCCAGTCTTGCAGTGTCCAATCGGACGGGCGATTGATAACTGTTGTGGGCGAAACAAGGATAGAGGTAGTTTTCATTTTTCGTAGTCAATACTCTATCCGTAATTTTACTCACAATAGTCAACTACAACGGAATTAGCTTGAGCTTTTTAAAACTATATTAAGCCCGTGGCGACGAAAATAGGAAGTCATTTCCTGGCATAAAATTCCCAAACGTAGGAACAGCCAAAAAATTATCCGTGTTTTCCCAGAGATTTTTGCACGTCTTGTAGGTACGATCGCACCCTGCGGTGAGCCGTACTGAATCGTGAGCGGCGATCGAGTCGGCCGCCCCAGTAAATAACTCGATCCGTGTAGTTCCTGAAAATGGAAAAAATTGAGATGTGTAAATTGCGTAAGTAGCGTTTTTATTCTTGCCGTCAAGAAAAGTCAAGGTTCCCCACGCAAGGTTCTCAAAAATTCCATAAACCTCGACAATACGGCGATCTGCAATACTTCCCACAGAAGTTGTATAAGTTGGGACGGTTTTTTGGCATCCAGTCCCGTCACCGTTGTTTTGCCCAAAAAACCATCCACACAGGGGCGTTACCCGCTCGTCCCGTGATTGCCGAAGTTTGATACTGGCCTCGGTAAGATTTTCGAGGGTGTAGGTTTCGCCACTTTTCGAGTTGATTTCCCCGACAAAGCCAATTTGCACCCGCTCGTCGGGCAAATCTAGGAGCGAGTCGGGGAGGTTTCGCCAGTCTATAATTGCCGTGGTAATCTTAGCTTCTTGAAAGCGGGGCGAAAGAATTAGCGGCTCGGTTAGGTCGTCAATAAATGCCCCTCGGAATTCTTCGTTATTGGAAGTCAATCCGATAGAGCGATCAAGCGCGGTCGGGTCAAGGGCGCAGCGAGAACGATAGGTCACTCCATCGATCCTAATATCTCGCGAGTGATTGGTATATCCAAGTCTTTCCCCGTCCGCAAGCTCGATCAGGATAGCTCTACAGATCGTCAGGACGGGATCGGATAAATCTCCCCCCGTCCCCCCATCCCCTCGAATTCCGTCCGTAAAACGTCGGATTTGAAGCTCTCCTAGGGAATAGACGCGCTGATTAGTTTGATTGGAATAATTGAGGGATTTTGAGTTAAATCGAGAGATTACGTTTCCCCCGTTCAGGAGATCGGGGAATTGAAAGGTTGCACCGGTTCCCTTGTGGGAAAGCCAGAGGCAAATCAAATACTCTAGCTCGTTTTGACGAAGGTTTCTCCGTTGTTGCAGGGAATTGGTATCAACCGCTTTTCGCCGGCGTGAGAACCGCTTTCTTTCCCCGCTAGAGAGTTCGGCAATATTGGTTTGAAATTCGGGCGATAGTGTTGAGGCTTTGTAGAGATTGAGCTTGAATTTGTGATTTGTGCCGTCTTCAAATACATCAGTAGGAACGATCGCCGGCTCAATCCTCGACTCGCGCAGAACGAGCGAGGGAATCTCGAACACGCCCTTTACCTTGACTGGGTTTCCATCGACAATTTTGACCAGCGGTCGATAGTCAAGGCGATCGCTCTCAAACGAGCAAGGAACTTTAAAACTCCCCTCCCATGTCAAAATTCCTACGGCGGGCGGGTTGTCGAAAACGATTCGGTCAGGAGCGACAACGTAGCCCGTCAGTTCGTTGTCGTCTCGGTAAATTTTTAGTCCAGTATCGGGGAACAAGATCGGGCGGTAGTGAATGTTTCCACCGCAAGAGTATGCTTTGGTCAAAACAAACTCGGTCAGGATTCCGTCTGCACTGGGATAAAGAGCGCCCTGTGATGTGGCTCCGTTGCCGAGGTCTATCTGGTTCCTTGTAGCCCAATCATCTGATAAATCCCGATAAAGAAAATCCCCTTTCGCTCCCTGTCTTCCTTCGTGAAAGTCGAGAAGACTGTCAAGGTCGTCGGTTCGCAGGGCAGACCTAGAAAGATTAAAAATTCGGATCGGGTCAGCCCATTCCACAATTCTTTGTTCGGCATCGCCAGTGTTGTCGTACTCGTAATTTTGAAACTGGATTTCTACGCTAAAATCCTTGTCTGGTAAAATCGGGAATTCGGGAAGATTTACGGGATAGGGATTTGCAGGAAAATGGGCGGGATCGGTGATACGAACTATATGGGTAATTTCAACGTTATAGCCGAGCCTACTGCTCCCAGTAATCGAGCCTTGATAAAAATAATTAGCGGATGTCCGATAAATTTCACCGCCACCACCAACAATGCCAAACCCAATATTTCGAGTATTATAGTCAGCCTCAGAAACATAGCCAATTCCTTGTATTTGTCCATACTTGGTGATAATTTTCCACAACTGCCCGGATGTTCCTAATCCCCCATCAAAAGTTACTATATCTAGTTTTGGGTTTTTATCCCAAGAAATAGGGTTTGATGTGCGCCAAAAGCCAGGGCTGTCTCCTAAGCCGTTTAAAGGTTTTTCTCGACAAGTTCCAAATAGATGGTAATAAAGCATTAAAATGATACTTGATCAGTGTAAATAGTTAATTTTGAATTGGTATTTCTACCGCTATTTCCTCTAAGAGTTCTATCGCTTTGTCCAATTTTGAAGCAGGTATTTGCCTAACTAATCCAATAAGCTTGAGAAACTTTTGGATTGTGGGGTGAGCGATGTCTTTGTTTTGAAAATTCATTTTAGGTTGAGTTTTGTGTCTATACTATACTATCATTAAAACCCGCTCACTACCCATAACCCCTACACAAATCCAAAAGGGATTATTACTACTATCAAGGGCGATTTTTGTTGCTATTAAAGTGAATAAAATCCGGGCGAGTTGGCAACTCCCTCGGAGTTCCCTGGCAATGAACCGTTTACTGTCCCGCGTATATAGCCACCTTTTTCGGCGAAGTATCGTCTTCCGTTTGCCGATCCCAAAAAAGTCGAGTTTACAAAATCTATGCTTCCCTGCCAAATTGAAGAAGCAAATCCGAATGTAGAGCCAAAAGTTGGTGTTCCTACTAAAGTAATGGTTCTACCAGCGCAAGAAAAAAAGCCAGAAAATTGCGCCAAAACATGAAAACCCATCGCTGAATTTCCCGCTATCGTGTAGTTTCCGGCAACTCGTACTAGCCCGCCTTCGGATACTGCAATATGAGCGAATCCCGCGTTCCCGAATCGAAGATTTTGGATTTCAACAGAAGCGTTAGAGTTAACCTCTAAGCAGTTCCCAGACGAACTAGAGATCTCGATCCCGTCTATGATCCAATTAGAAATATTTCCACTTGCAATAATCGCTGTTGTGGTAGTTGATAAAACGACATTTGCGGGGGTATTTGAATTCCCCTTAATCGTTACTTTTCCAGCCCCGACTAAATATTTTAAAGCGATCGGTTCGGTGTAAGTGCCGTTTTGAATTTGTATTGTTACAGCATAAATACCGAGATCGAGAGTCGCGGCAACATCGATCGCTTTTTGCCATGTCGCAAACGAAGATCCTGTCGTCAACCCATCGTTACTATCGCTTGCGCCACTATATCCCACGAAATAGGTTCGATCCGCGGTCAGCAATTCTCGGTTAGTCGAGATATTACTAAAAGCCAACGCCGATCTTAGGGCGATCTGTCCCGATGATAGAACGCTCGGATAATACGATACCTCGTCTATTAATGCCGTTACCCATCTCGTTGCCGATCCCGATTGGTAGGCGATCATCCCGTTACCGTTCGTCCCAGTTATCGCCTCGCTTCCTGATGTATTGCCTTGAAATACCTGAGTCCCGTTCAGGTAGATCGTTAGCTGAAGCGAATTTGATACCGTCATTGCAAGATGATTGATTCGAGTTCCTAAGTTGGTATTCGTTTCGTAAAACCCCACGAACTCGCTTAATCCAATCAACTCGTTCCCGTTGCTATCGGTAGAGTTATTGCCGACCCCTAAATAGAACTCGCCTTTGTTCGATCCCGCCTGCACCCGTATTCCGAAAAATACCCCCTGCTGGCTCGTATCAGGCAGCTTAATCATTCCCTCGATCGTGAAGGGAACCGATGTAAAGCCGACATTGTTTATTAGAACCCCCTGACTAGACGCTCTAGAGAAACTAACACTTTTACCGACGTTAGAGGTAAGTAGTGAGGATTGATTTAACGTCGGCGAATTCTGGTAGTCTCCCGTATTGGCTGGGGCGATTAAATTACTTGCGGTAGTACCCGATGTTTCATCTAGGGGAAAATAAGCCGCAGCCCCGTACTGTACCGCTAGATTCCGGTAGTTGAGATCGACGAAAGAACCCCCTCCACCCGGCACGCTAACCGTAACAGCACCACCGCTATTCGTGGCGGTAACTCCCGCGCCCGTGAAATTCAGACTCGTGGCGTTAATCGTGAGGGTTGTCCACTCGTCTTGTACGGTGATAGCGCCGCCTGTACCCGTACCCGTACTCGATAGCGTACCTCCCGATAGACTCAATCCCGTCCCTAACTGAATTTCCTCTACATCTCCCGATCCCGATGTTGATCGCCCTAGCAGTCGATTGGTGGCGATGTTTTGGAGTTTAGGTAACGTTACCGCGTCATTATCGATCGTCCAGTTCGTACCCGTACCCGATACGGTAATATCGCCCTTATCCCCGTCAGTAACACCTACCCCGCCTGCGACTATATCGCTCACCTGTTTCTGTAGTTTTCCGATCGCCCCTAGTACCGTATCGGTTGCGGCTACTGCCCCTCCTGTGGCCGTACTTAATCCCGTCAGTACGGTCGCTCTAACTTTCGGGAAGAAATTAAAAAAGCCCTTATTTCCCGATTCTTTCCCATAAAAAGTATCGTCTGCTGGATTTCCGGCGATTGAATCCGCTACTTCCGCCGCATCGACCTTCATATCTCCATCGCTATCGTATTCTGCCGCAAGCATATCACCCCCGCTTGGAGCAGTCGCCCACGAATCCCCATCGTAAAAAAACGTTCCACCCGACACGAGAGAAACATTTAATCCGGCAAAAGGCTCGTAAAATTTCCACGCTCCCGATACTGGTTGTCCGTTTACACCGATTGCTGGACAAGCGATCTGGTTAGTTTTTCCCGCCCACGCTCCCGACGCGCCAGCGGGAACGATGTAAAAAGAGTCAGCGGTTAGTCCACTTGTCGGAGGCGTTGTTAAGGTTCGGGAAAGAATCGGGGCGCGCCCAACGCTGACAAGCCGGAATAACTCGTTTGCGACTTGCTCTTTATATTCCTGAGAAGAATTTAATAAAAGCCCGTTATTTCCCAATATTCTCGCTGTAGTCATCTCCAAATTCCTCTTTCATACATTTTTCTATCCAATCGGGATTACCGCAACAACGATTCAAGTAGTCCCAATAGCTTTTTACGTCATCTTTAGTATAGTTTGTCCCGAAAACTGCGTAAAGTTTCCAGAAAGCTTTAGGCCACCATTGCGATAGCTTATAAATTCTAACAATTTCGTAGCGCGCCCATTCTGGTTTTTTGCCCTTCTCGTAAGCCTCTCGTCTTGCCTGTCGATAAGCGTAGTAGAGGGTTTTGTCCTCGTCTGGAAGTATTAACTGAAGCTTTTCGCTGGCAATCCGTTTTTCTGTTCGAGCGGAAGGAAACTCGAAACCGCACTCTGGACAAACACGAGCGGAGGCGTGAACCATGCACCCGCAATTTTCGCACTCCTTGACGGGAGCTTCTCTTTTTTCTGTGTTTAATGCCTTCCGAAGATCGGGATAGGTCACGTCTTCGATAAACCCGTGACGCTTGGTATTTCCTGCCTGATCTAAAACAAGGCAATCGGTTTTGTTAAGTTGAGGGCAGAGCCGTTGTCCTCGCCCCGTCATCTGGATATACAAAGTCATAGATTTTGTCGGACGGGAATGGATAATACAGCTAATTTCAGGCAGATTAAATCCGATTCCACAAGTATTGATATTGATAATCCCCCGCATTTTTAATTGCGCTACATTTTTAAAAATCTCTTTTCGTTCCTCCTGTGGAGTTTCTGCGGTAATAACGGCGACGGGAATTCCTTGATCGGTAAATTCTTTAGCCAGCGAGTCCGCGTGAACTTTCCCTGCGGCAAAACACACGAATTGACGGTTTTGTCCGAGTCGCTTGTACTCGGAAACAATTGATTGTACCGCCTCTAAGCATCGAGTTTCGAGTTCCGCCGCATCAAAATCGCCACCCGTAGTTTTAACCCCTTTGGTGTCAATTTGGTTTTTGGTGGCAAAGTACACGCATCCCAATAAAGCTTTCCGCTCGATCATCTCTTTCGGAGTCGGGCCGGTTACTTGCGTCTCGAAAATATCTCCTAACTCCTCCCGTTTTGACAATCGCCACGGGGTCGCCGTCAGTCCGATGACGATCTGGCTGTCCATTGATAGTTCTTTCCCAGAAAATAAATGTTCTTGTTTCCTTAAAATCTCCCATGCAGAATTCAATTCTTGCATCTTCTTTTTACTTCCCCCGTGATCGGGGTGATGGAGTAATGTGAGAGATTTGTACTTTTGCTTTACTTCCTCGAAAGTGACTCGATACCCGAATTCTAGACTTTCTCTCTCGATAGCGATGCCTAAAATAGCTAGTTCGGAACTAATATCTACTATCGAGGTTGTTTGTTTCCCGTCTTTGAGATTATTAAAATTATCTCGAAACCAAAGTGAATAGGCGGAAAGATGGCACTCATCAAGAAATATTACTTCAGGATTAAACCAAGAAATATCTCGTCTTGCTAGTGTTTGTGTGGTGGCAATTTGTACTTTTTGCAGACGATCTTCTCTATAGTTTCCCGCTATAACTCCTGCGGTTAATCCGAATTTTTCAAGAGCGTCTAGAGTCTGGTCAATCAAGCATATAAACGGCACGACGATCAGGGTGCGGCGGTGCTTTTTAATCGCTGCATCGTAAATCATCTGACAGAATAGGACAGTATTGTGGGTTACGGTAAAATCTCCTAGTAAAAAACGGCGATTTCCGTCGATTGTAAACCCATAGTAATCATCTTCCTTCAAAAACTCTAGCTTGAAATTCGTTCTTAAAACATTGCATTTCTGTTTTTCTATGTATTCTTTCGGGGTTTTCTTGTATTCGGTCTTGATCGGGATAGTCTCTGTGTTGCCGCTAATTCTGACACGATAGTAAGTTTCTCCTTTTACTTCTTTGGTTCCTACACTTGCAAAAAAGCCTAAAGAGCGAGAGAGAAAAACAATTTGATCCGCAAGTTCTTTTCTTCTTTGCGCTATTTCGTAGCCTCCATTTATCTGCCAGTGTCCGTCCGTGTCAAGAAGTCCAGCGAGAAGTTCTAACCTGACTTCTCTTGAGTTGATTAGATAGTTTCGAGGGATATGCTTGTTTTCGATGAGAGATAAGTCTTTTATCATGTTTAGCAAATAATTTTTTCCTGGCCCCTTCTCTCCTGTTGTGATCCTATGAAGCTGAGAATTCGGATTGTCATTTCTTGCATCAGAATAGACTTTCATCCCTAAACGATCAGCGTATTTCTTGATATAGTCGATCAATACAGGATTGGACGTGCAGACCCCCGTGTTCCTGTGATTGCCATCTCCTAGCCATATTCCAAGAAAGTAGGGGTCTATCGTGACAGGCTTGCTATCGAATTCTACAGGAACCCGATAGAGCAACATCGAGATTTGAATATGTTTCGGGAGAGAAAGATACTGATCAATAGAAAAATCGTAAATATTTCCGTTAATCCATCCTGATTTCGGGTAGCTTCTCCCATTATAAACTAGCGAAAGAATGTGACTACGATTGCAGGTAAACGGCTCTCCCTTGTTCGGGATTACCTTTA